TCAGGCCGCGTCCGGAAACCGGAACCTACCCCAAACCCTGCCCCTCCATCCGTCCGTCAAATTCGCCTCGACCACACCCAGCCGCTCCTGCGCATGGATGAACCGCTCGGCCCCGATCATGATCCCGCAATGCTTGGGCTCCACCGTCCGGTTGAGCCGAAACAACACCACCTGCCCTGCAGCAAACGCCCCTGCCTCCGCCACCAGCAAGCGCTCCGCCGCCTCCCGCAGCGCTCCCGCATTCGTTGGATCGCGCAAATCCGCCCGATACGCCGGCATGGCTTCCGGCTCGGACCCGTAAAGCGCCCGCCAAACGCCGCGCAGCAGCCCCAGGCAGTCGCATCCCACTCCAGCCAACGAAGCCTGATGCCGATACGGCGTGCCGAGAAAAGTTCGCGCCGCGTCAACCACATTGCTCATTTCACCACCGCCCGCCCATCGAGCACCGCCCCGTTGCGCGGATGGCGCAGCACATAATCGCTGCCCGGAATATGCGGGAAGCCGCGGAAGTTGACGCCATTACCGAACTTGCCCCTGCAGGTGGCAAACCGCCGGTCGCACCCCGCCGTCACATTCAGCGTATCGCCTACAGCGACCCAGTCGCCCAGCTTCACCCCAAAGCCCAGCACATCGGCATCACCGATTCGCCCATGCGTCATGACGCCGTCGCGCAGGCCCGATCGCCGACCTTCGGTCCAAACTGCTCTGCCAAATGCAAACCAATTCTCCGCAAAGCTCTCCAGCCCGCTCACCACGACGCGATACGGATCATTGATCGCCACTACGCTCGCAAAGCCGGTAAATGCCGGGTCATCGAGGTTCACCCGACACCGCACATCCCCCAGCATGGCATCGCACAGCCCCTGGTAAACCCGGCCGCGCGTGGCGTTCAGCCCCTGCTGCGCCGAGCGCAGCTCAGCCCGAAACACTCCATCCTCGCGCACGATCTCCCCGACCGTATCGATCCGCAGCAGCAGCCTTTGGCTTACATCCGCCCAGTTCACCCGCCAGGTTTCCACCTGCGCGCCGTCATAGCGGCCCAGCAAAATATCGTCTTCGGTGATCGCCTCGGCATGCAGCACGCCCAGTACCTCGCTGGTCTCCACCTGCGCCCCCAGCTTGCCCGGCGCCTCGCCGCCGTCGAGCCCATGCGCCGGTGAAAACATTGTCCCCGCAAAGCTCAGCGCCGCGTCATGATCGGTAAAACCGAGAACTACCCATCGCCACGCGTGATGCGCCAGCAATTGGCCAGCGTCGTTTCCCCTTGCGCCAGGTGCGCCGCGAACCCCGCTTCCAGCGTCCTCATGGCAAAATCTCCACCAGCGGAATGGACGGCACTTCTGCTCCATCAAAGCTGCTCAGTTCCACATCGAGCCTGTCGGTATCGAACCGCACCGGCACATCGAACAAAAACCCTGCCGTCACCGCCGCCCCCGCCGCCAGCGCCTGGGCAAAGCTCACCCGGCCCGTCCCACCATCCACCGCCCAGCCCGTGGCAATCTCCACCCCTGCCACCGCAATGCGCACACTCCCAGCCACTGGCCACGTGATCGGCCGCAGATAAGGGTCGAAGTTCGCGCCATAGCGCTTGGTCAGCGCAAAGCTCGTCCGCACCCCGTCACCGGTCCCTAGCGCCTGGTCCAGCGCTGTCGGCACTGCACCGCCGCTCGAAAAATCCAATCCATCCCGCCACAAAAACCCGTGCAACCGCCCCCGCCGCTCCTCGAAAAACGCGAGCACCGCCGCCATGTCCTGGCGCGACTTGACGCCATACCCCGCATTGTAGCGCCGCCGCGAATGGCGCCACCGCCCATTGCGCTGCTCTCCGCCACCCGCCAACGTCACCACATCGGTCCGCCGCTCCGGCCCACCCCGCGCCCCTAGCGCCACATCGAGCGGAAAGCGAATTGGATGAAAAGCCATGATCTTTGATCCTTTGGTCGCGAAGTTCTCAGTCGGCACCTCCCCCTCTAGGGGAGGATCAAGGTGGGGGTCGATCAGCCACGGTCTCGGGGCATTCACACCCTCACCCCGCCTCCCCCTCAAGGGGAGGAGTGTTCACCTTGGGCGCATTGCCGATCTTATAGTTCGCGGCTTTGCCCTCCCTCCCCCTTGAGGGGAGGGTTGGGGAGGGGGTCCTTCGGTGGCCCACTGAACGACCCCCTCCCTCGTTCCCTCCCCTCAAGGGGGAGGGAGGCACAAAACCGATAAGTATGAAGCAGCCGGATGCATCCAAAGTGGACGCTCCCCTGAAAGGAGGAGGTGTCGCTTCGTCGTTGCGGCGCGATGCTGCCTCAACTTCCCCGCGTCCCCCGCTTCACCGCCCTTAGCAACATAGCGCTCACCTCGGCTTCGCTCGCCACAAAGCTCCGCGCATCACTTGCGGTAACATTGAACGTCACCTGCACCGCGCCCCCACCACCCGCCACACCAAGCCTCCCATCCGCCCCGCGCCGCAGCGGCATGATCGCCTCGGCCCCCGCCTCGCCCATGACGCCCAGACCTTGCCCGAGCGGAAAATAACTCGGGCTTGCAATCACCCCGCCCTTGGCGAACGGCGTCACGCTCCCAAGCGCCGGATTGCTCCCCGCAAACAGATTGCCCACCAGCCCACCCAGCAGATCGCCAAAGGGCTTGATCGCCGCCTTGAGCGCTACGTCGGCAAAGCTGCGGGCGATATCGCCCAGCAGCGAGCGGAACGACTTGCCCTCCAGCATCGCCCCGCGAAACGCCGTGCTGATCGAGCGCGCCACCCCGTCCGCCAGATCGCCGATGCGCTCCAACTCGGCCGACACATCGCCCAACTCGTCACCAAAACTGTCTGGAAAAAACTCACTGGCCATCGGGAAACCGCTCCATCAAACCACCTAACTCAATCCGCCCCAGCGGCTGGCGCTGCTCGCCCATCAGCGCGCCCCAGGCTGACGCCAATTCTCTCGGCGTCAGCGCCCAGAAGTCGCGCGCGGGCAGCCGCAGCACCCCAAAGCCAAACCGCATCGCCGCCTCCCATGGAAACGCCTTCATGCCGCCTCTCCAAACGTCGCCTTCAGCAGCCGCACCGCAATCTGCGCCGCACCCTTGAGGCCCCCCTCAATGGTCAGCCGCGCCAGATCATCGTCGCTGATCGCATTGCCACCACCCCGCAGCCCCGCCCCGATGATCGCCGTCAGATCACGCGCCGACACCCGCCCCCCGGCAAACCGCTCCGCCAGCCCAACCAGATCGCCCGTCTGCAAGCGCTGCTCCAGCTCCGCCAAAGCCCCCAGCGTCAGACACAGCGTGCGCGTCTCCCCATCGATAACCGCGTCAATTTCTCCGCGCTGCGGAATGGCCATTGTCGTCTCCTGTTGTTTGTTTTTGCCGCGGTTGATTGTGTTTGCCGTGATCTCGCATCCCCACTGGCTTTCCCTCGGACTTGATCCGAGGGCCGCTATCAGCATGGTAGATGTGACGAGAGACCCTCGGGTCGAGCCCGAGGGAGGCACCGCTGATTGAGGATTGCGCTTTGAGCTACCCGGCTAAACCACCGTAAAACTAACCTCCCCGGCGCTTTCCAGCGCCAGGTCGAACGTCACTTCACCGGCATGGTCTGCCGAAAATTCCAGCGCTACGATCTGGAACGGCCCCTGTACCGTCCCGAAATCCGGCAGGATCAACTGCCAACTCCGGATCGTCCCTGCAAAAAACAGTGCCCGAATGAGCGCATCCGAAGCACCATCCTTGAACACCCCGGCCCCTGTCACCGAAGCGCGCTTCACCCCGCCGCCCTGCAGCAGTTCCCGCCAGCGCCCGGCGCTTTCCTGGTCCGTGGTGTCCACGGTCGCCGCATTGAACGCCAATGCCCTGGTCCGCAGCCCCGCCACCGTCAAGAAGCTCCCTGACCCAGTCTGGTCGAGCTTGAGCAACATATCCTTCCCGCTCTGTGCGGCCATGCTTGGTTCCTTGTCTGTAAAATCCAGCCCATCCCGTCCACGGTGTCAAACCGGCGCAGGCCGGAACCCATCCTGAGATCATTCAACCGATCCCGCGCGTGGAAGTATCTCAGGATGGACCACGGCCTCCGCCAGGGTCACACCCGTGCGGAAGGCCATCACCCCTCACTCATAAACCGCAGCGTCACCGCCGCCTTCGCCAGCCCCGTCTCGCTGTCGATCACGCTATCGGTCCGCACATGCTCCGCATGCGTCACGCCTGTAACCGCCAGCGCCACCGCCACCACGCGCTCCGCAATCTGCAGCGCCCGCCGCCGGCTCGGCTGATCCGCCCAGCAATGCAGCAGCACCCGATGCTCCTGCACCACAGCCAGATCCCCATCCCGCTGCAAAACATCATGCCGTGCGATCACCACATAAGGCGGCGCCACACCCTTTGGCGGTGTATCAAACACTGCCTCTCCAACGATTGCCGCCAGCGCCGCATCCTCTTGGAGCGCCGCTACCAGCGCCCCCTGCACTCGAATAATCGGATGCATGTTCTAACCCGTCCAACTGGTTTCGCTGCAGGTGCAGCTCAAATACGCCCGGCGCCCATTGAGGTCCGCCGCGCTCACCACGTCCAGATTACGCCCCCGATAAACAATCCGATCGCCGGGCGACACATCATGGCGAAACCGCAGCACCACCGAGTGGCTCACCGCGACCGCCCGGCCATCGGCGCTCACGCCCTGCCGCCCACTGAGCGAGCGCACGCGCGCCCAAAGGCTCGTCACCGGCACGAACAGCGTCATCTGCCCGCCCTCGGGCTCACCCGCCATTTCCCGGCGCCGCAACTGCACACGATCCGTCAGCGTGCCGATCGGCGGCACACGGTCGTTCACAGCCGCACCCGCTTGTACGAGGCCACCAGCCGGTCAAACCCCGACGGCACGATCGAACCCGACCCAGCAATAATCACGGCATCCCGATGCTCGAACCAATATGCCACCAACACCAGCAGGGCCTGGCGAATGTCCACCGGCACATCCCCTGGCTCCGTTCCGAACCCCGCCACATAGTCGATCTCGATCCCCTGCCGCTCCCGCAGCACCGGCATGCCCACGACACTGCCCGGCAACACCAATCGATCCGGCTCGCGCAAAAACTGCGCCAGCGGCACCTGGTGTTCGGCCCCATCCTCGTCGTAAGCCGTGATTTGCGTCACGCTCCTGAACGGCGTCACGGGCAGCTTCACCTGCCCATTCTCCGGCCACTGGTCGAGCACCACCCGCCAGCTTTGCGCCAGCAGCGCCCTGCCAGTCACGCCCTCGATATGCAGCCGCGCCGCCCCGATCAGCGTCGTGATCAAGCCATCCTCAGCCCCGTCATCGACCTTGAGAAACCCCTTCGCCTCGGCAAGCGAAACCGGCTCCTCCGCGGGCCCCGCGAGAAGGTAAGAAATCATGTTTTTGCCTTGTTGGTTTTGATGCGCAAAAGCCCGCACCACCCACGATGTCATCCCGGCGCAGGCCGGGAACCATCCCGAGATCGTCGTCTTGCCGCGAGGTGGATCGCTCGAACCACCTCAGGATGACCCCCGGCTTGCGCCGGGGTGACACCGCTAATTTGGAGAGTTAGGAAGCTGCAAACTTGAGCAACTTGATCGCGTCAAAATCCGCGATCCCGCCACCCACGCGCTTGGTCGTATAAAACAGCACATAGGGCTTGCTGCTAAACGGATCGCGCAGGATGCTTACGCCCTGGCGATCCACAATCAGATATCCGCGCCTAAAATCACCAAAGGCAATAGATAGCGCGTTCGCCCCGATGTTCGGCATGTCCTCCGCCTCGACCAGGTCGAACCCCATGAACCGCGCCCGACCGTCCGCCGCAGCCGCCGGCTGCCACAAATAATTGCCGTCCGCATCCTTGAGCTTGCGCAGCGTGCCCTGCACCTTGCGGTTCATCACCCAGCTTGCATTCTGCCGGTACCCAGCCTTGAGCGAATACACCAAGTCGATCAGCACATCACTGGCATTGCTCACCGGCAGCGCCCCGGCTGCACCTGTCGCGATATAGCCAAGGTTCCCCCAACTCCAGCTCGCCTCGGCAACAGTCGTTGCGCTCAAGAACCCCTTGGGCTTGTTCACGCCGTCGCCAGACACGAACGCCGTGGTCTCCTGCGCCGCAAACGCCGCGTTCACCTCGTCGGCGATCCACTGCCCCACATCCACCGCCGCATCGTCTAGGAACGAGGCCGTTGCCGCCGGCATGGCATAAAGCTCCATGGTCGGATAGCTCAGCTCCGCCAGCGTTTGCGATGCCGTCGTCGGCCGCGCTGCCGTTTCGCCGACCCAGCCAACAGCCGGGCCGCTGACCGAAATCGGCCGCTTGTAGACCGATCCCGACACTCGCCGCACCCCGGCAATGGCGCGGATCGGCGACACCGCCGTCATCAGCCGCGTGATCTCGGTCTCGGTTTCCGCCGGCACCACATAGCCCCCATCGGCCCCAACGCCCACGGACAGCGCCTTCTCCTCGCCGCGCTTTACATAGCCGGTGAACGCGTCCTTGTACTCGCCTTCGGCCTGCACAGCCTTGCCGTCCAGCTGCGGACGGGCGCGCTCCACCATGGCGCGGTCCATGGCCGCCTTCTGCCCATCGAGCACGGCATTGAGCCGGTCGAGCTTACCTTCCAGCAGGCTATCTGCGCTTCCGCGCTTCTCAAGTTCAGCCAGGCGCTGGTCATTGGTTGCCTTGAACTCCTCAAAGGCACCCGAAAATTCTGCAAAGAGCGCGGCAATATCGCTCCCCGCGCCGGCCTTGGTCTCCAGGCCGTCACCATCGATAGTCATCTGTTTTTGTCCTCTAGCTTGTGCGGATCGTATGTGTGGCAGCCGCAATGGCCGCCCCGGTCGAAGGGGTGGAAGGCGCGATCCGCGCGTCCTCCATCATCGGAAAAGTGACGATCGAAATCTCGAACAGCTCGATCTGCCAAAGCTTGCGGCTTGAGCCTTCGCGCGTCGCCCGTACCGTGCGGAAGCCGATCGACAATCCATCCAGCGCGCCATTTTCGATCAGCCGCTTGAGCGCATCGGCACGCGGCACGCCACCCACCAGCCGCCCTTGGACAAACAAACCGTGGCTGTCCTCCCCAAGACTTTCCCAGATGCCAACCGGCTCCTTGGGATCGTGCTGGAACAGCAGGCGCACCCGGCCCCGGCGCTGGCGCAGGCTCCGTTCGAACGCGCCCGGCATGACGATATCGCCTCCTGCATCAAGGCGGTTGAACACGCTGGCATAGCCCGAGAACCGCCCATCGGCATCGATGGGAATACCTGCCATCAGCGCTTGCCCGCAGGCCGCGCCAGCGGTCGCCTGCCCGCCTTGGCGCCGGCCAATGTTCCAGCCAAGTTCCAGGCAAATTGCCGGAATGTCTGCTGCGCAGTTTCCCGGCTGGTCTTGTCGGCCATGCTCTTAGTCCCCCTTCTTGAACAATTGATTCAACGTGGCGATCTCGCGCACGAAGTCGTTGAAGTGCTGGTTGACCTTGGTCAGCTCGCGCAGGCTCCACACCAGCAACGTGCTCGCCCCGCTCGCCCACAAAAACAGCGCCAAATGCGCTAGATCGCCCCGTGTGATAACGGATTTGGTCAGTTCATCCATGTTCCTAATCCTTGCTGCAGGTGCGGCAATGTTGCCGCGCCTGAGACCATGTAAACTGGGCAGGATTGGAGAGGTCCCATGCCCACCGTCCTGCGCCTTGACGGCTATCGGTTCTTTTTCTTCAGCCGGGAAAATGACGAGCCGCCGCATATCCACATTGAATTCGGTGACAAGCTCGCCAAGTATTGGCTTGAGCCGGTAGAACTGGCATCATCGCAACGCGTCCGTTCCCATGAACTGGGCGCCGTCCGGCGATTGGTTGTTGAGCATCGAGACGAATTTCTGAGGGCATGGCATGAGCACTTTGACGCTTAGGACCGAACCGCTGGCCATTGACGTCGCCGTCAACGCAACGGTTTTGCACGTCACCCTCGACGATGGCCGGGAGCTATCGGTACCGGTTGAGTGGTTTCCCCGCCTGCGCGATGCCGCCGACGCCGACCGCGCCAACTGGCGCCTGATCGGTCGCGGTGAAGGCATCCACTGGCCTGACCTCGACGAAGACATTTCCGTGCGGGGCCTTCTTGCTGGCCACCGACAAACACGGGCAGCCTAAACCCCCAGCATCGCCCGCTTCTCCGCATCGCTTAAAAACTCGGCACCACCCACCCGCGCCCACAGCGCCGCACGGTCCTCCGCCAGCGCCTCGACGCCATCGAAATCCGGCGTCAACACGGCCCCGCCAAATGCTGGCGCCAACCAATTGCTGAGCTCCTCTGCCACCCGCACCACGAGAGGGATCAGCGTGTGCCGCCACAGCGCCCGGTTGGCTTCGGCCAGGTTGGCGTAGGTGTTATCGCCCGGTATCCCGAGCAGCATTGGCGGCACGCCGAAGGCCAGCGCAATGTCCCGCGCCGCTGCGTTTTTCGCCTCGATGAAATCCATGTCGCGCGGCGACAGCGCTATCGTTTTCCAATCGAGCCCGCCCTCCAACAGCATTGGCCGCCCGGCATTTGCAGCGCCGGAAAAATTCTGCTCCAGCTCCGCCTTGAGCCGCTCGAATTGGTCCCCGGTCAGGTTCTGCCCGCCCATGGAATAGACCAGCGCCCCGGATGGCCGCGCCGCATTGTCGAGCAACACCTTGTTCCACTGCGCTGCGGCATTGTGGATATCGAGGCTCGTCGCTGCCGCCTCTAGTGGCGCCATGCCGTAATGGTCGTCCAGGGGATGGAACAGCGCCATGTGCAACACATTGGGCACCGGCTCGGTATCCTGCCGCAGCCGCACCGTCCGGCCACCCACCGTATAATCATACCCCATCGGCCAGCCATCGCTGCCTGCCACCACCGCCATGCGGTCCGGCCTGAGGGCAAACAGCCCCTTCACCTCGCCGCCGATCATCCCCGCCTGCAGATAAGCGTTCCCCGCTGTCTGCAGGTAAGCATAGACCCCTTCCAGCAATTCCCCGCCCGATTGCCGCCCACTGGGCCGCGCCAGCAGAAGCGCCAGCGGATGATCGTTGAGCTTGCGCCCGCCTTCGCTCACCACCAGCGGCACCCGATTGGCCGTTTCAGCGATCAGTCGCACGCAGCGATACACCACTGGATTGCGCGCAAAGCCCTGGTTCGCCAGGCTGGCAAATCCCCGATTGCTCCAATTCGCCGCGCCCAATTGGCTCAGGCTCAGCAAGGTCTGAGCACCATAAGCCTTGCTTTCGGCAGGCGTGTTCGTGTCCCCGCCTAAAAGGCGGCTGATCCAGTTGGGCATGTTCTTGGTTCCTCTTAGATCACCAGCTTGCGCACGGACTCACCCATGCGCAGCGCCGCTTCGCGTGAGCAGCCTAAAGCCCCCGCACCCGTGGTCGCTTGTCGTTCAACGCCAGTTCCGTCACCGCCCAAACCAGCGCATCTACCCGGTCCGGCGAGTGCCCCTCGCTTTTGCCATCAGGCCCAAAGGCGCACATTTCATCTTCCAGCGCCGTCAGCCCCTCCGCGTGGCTCACCAGCCCGCGCCCATAGAGCGCTGCAACCGGCTCGGCCCGCAGCCATTTGCCCCGCGATGCCCGCACCTCGCGCACCGGCACTTGCCCGTCGATCTGCGCAATTACCGAGCGCACCAGATCGCCGCCCTGGTTCACCTCCACGACAATTGCATCGGCGCCATAGGCATGGAACGCCGCCACTGCGCGCCGCGCCCAAGCCAAGGGCGCCGCGGGCTTCAGCGTGCAATCCTCCAGCACCACAACCCGCTCGCCCTGCCGCCCCGCGACGATCATTCCGCAAGCATCCGAGCGCGCCGTCCCCGTCACCGGCGGATCGACCGCCACCACGATGCGCTCCAGCGCACCGCCTTCGAAGCTCTTGAACATACCCCGCTGCCAGAGGGCACCGGGCAAATCCTCAATCAGTTCGCCATCCAGTTCCTGCCGCCCCAGGACCGAACCGCGATACCGCGCCACCACAGCCTGCAGGAACGTCGGCGCCAATTGCGCTTGGTTTTCCTCGGTGCGCATGCGCGTCACCACGGCATGCGGGTCACTGAGCAGACGCTTGATCAGCCGCGTCGGTTTTGGTGTTGTCGTGGCCAATTGCCGGGGTTGGTCGCCTAGACGCAAGCCGAACTGCAGTTGGTCCCAAGCCTCTTCGCTTCGCGGCCATTTGGCGACTTCATCGCACCAAGCCGCTGCAAATTGAGGACCGCGAAAACGGTCCGGATCGGAAGCCGACAGGATCATGGCCTCAACTCCGTTTGGCCAGCGCAGCATATTGCCCCGCAGCACAGGACGCTCTTCTTCGGCATGAACGTTGATAATGCCACTTTCCCCGCGCACCATGATCGAGATGGCCTCGGTCATTGTTTCGCCCACCAGAGCTATGGGCCCGATGCGCCGCGCTGCCAGCGCCCGCACCCATTCAGCGCCTGCCCGGGTTTTGCCGGAGCCGCGTCCGCCCATCAACAGCCACGTGACCCAGTCTCCCGGTGGCGGCATTTGCTTGGGCAGCGCCCAGCGGCTCCAGTCGTAGTACATCTCGGCAACCTCATCGAGCGTCTTGCGCTTGATGTCGCCGAACTGGTCAACGGTTGCGGAATTGTTCAATGCGCTTGGCCAGCTTGTTGCGGAGGTCCTCTTCATCCTTCTTGCTGGCAGGCTCTGCGTTGGGTCGGGCGGCACCCATCTCGATGAGCTTTTCCAGTGTTTTCACCTGCGTGCTCAGCACATTGGCCTGCTTGTCGATAGGTTCGTCCATTGCCATCTCCAGACGTTTGATTTGTTTGTCGAGCACCTTGAGCATGCGTGCCACGAGGTCATCGTGCCGCACGATGCGGGCGCGGGCGCTCAGCCAGCCTTCCACTTCGCGGCGGTAGCGTAGCTGCGCCAAGGTAATCCCGTGCCGCTTGCAGATTACCGCGGGTACGAACTGCCGCCCTTCATACTCGGCGCGCACGTCATCCCAGCGAACCCGGGTTTCGCCTGCTGTCTCCATCCAATGACTCACTTGTGAATCGATCTTAACTATTTTGCGGAACGGCTTGGAATCCTGCTGGATTCGTCTTTGCGGAGTCGAAACCCCGGAGCAGACGATGTCCGCCGCAATCCGCCATATCCACTACAAGCCAGCCGACGAGGAACTCTCGATCTGGTTCGGTCCCGAGGGCCGCCGCTACAAATATTTCGGCGTGCCCGCATTCATCTATGAAGGCCTGCGCGACGCCGAATCCCGCGGCCGGTTTTTCAATCAGTCCATCAGGGGAAAATTCCCAAGCCGCCTGGCCGATCCTTCCGAGCGCAAGAACCGCCGCTGGCAAGCCATTCGCAACGCTTCCTGA